AAGCAGGCTGAGATTTCATTTGATATCGAGAAGATGAAGATAGAGGCTCAGTTGAAGGCTCAGTTGATGCAGCAGGAGTTTAATCTTAGTATGCAGCTAAATGGTATGGATATGGCATCTTTGCAAGCAAGAGAGACAGAAAAGGAAAAAGCTAAGTCAGACAGGATAGCGCTTCAGAATACACAGCAGTCAAAGTTGATAAACCAAAGAAAGAATAATTTACCGCCTATGACGTTTGAGTCAAATGAAGATAGTTTAGATGGTTTTGATTTGGCGCAATTTAATCCAAGATAGACAAGAAAAATATATTAATATATTTTCACTAACTTTGCAAATAATTTAATTTAATATGAGTTTTACAGTAAAATCGGTTGGAACAGCAGTTGAGAAATCAACGCAGGAGATAGAGCAAGAGTTGCTTAACAAACACGAAGAGCAAAATATTGCTACAGAAACCACAACTGAGACAGTAGTAAATACTGCAGTTGTTCCTGAGAAAATGGAGATGAAGGATGAGGACGTTCTTTCATATATTGAGAAGAGGTACGGTAAGCAGATTAACTCTATAGAGGAGTTGACAAGGGAAAGACAAGAGGCTGAGGCCCTTCCTGAGGATGTTGCTGCGTACTTTAAGTATAAAAAAGAAACGGGTAGAGGGATTGAGGATTTTGTCAAGTTGAATAAAAATCTAAATGACCTAACGCCTGATAAGATACTAAGAGACTATCTTGTAGCGACAGAGAAGGGTTTGGATAATGAGGATATCGATTCTATTATGGAGGGGTATTCTTACGATGAAGAACTTGACGATGACCAAACAGTCAAGAAAGTTAAATTAGAAAAAAAGAAAATGGTCGCTAAAGCCAAAGAGTATTTTGAATCTGAAAAGGAAAAGTACAAAATACCTACTGAGTCAGTGGGTAAAACAATTTCTGATGAGGATACAAAACAGTTAGAGGAGTATAAGCGATACATTCAAGAGTCGGTGTCTTTAAGTGAGCAAAACCAACGCAGAGAGCAATGGTATCAACAAAAGACAAGTGAGGTTTTTGGGAGTGAGTTCAAAGGTTTTGAGTTTAGTCTTGAGGATAACAAACTTGTTTATGTGCCTGCAGATGCAGCGGAACTTAAAAAAATCCACAGCGACCCATCAAACTTCAGTAAGAAGTTTATTGGCGAGGATGGTCTGTTAAAAGACCCTGTTGGATATCACAAGGCATTGGCGGTAGCGATGAATCCTGAAAAGTTTGCTAAGTTCTTTTATGAGCAAGGCAAATCAGAGGCGGTTGATGATGTGATGCGCAAGACTAAAAATGTAAATATGTCTACGCGTCAAGCACCACAAAGCACTTCAGTTGGAGGAACGCAGATAAGAGCTGTAGACCAAGACTCAGGTCGTAGTCTACGAATTAAAAGCAAAAGTAAAAATTAAAAAAACAAAAAAATGGCCGTACAATCAGTACCTGGATTTGCGTTGCAGCCGAGTGCGCAACAAGTCCCACTAAAAACAAACTACATTACCAACTTCGACTTCTTGAGTCAGTATCTTCCTGATACCTACGAAAAAGAATTTGAAAGATATGGTAATAGAACAATTTCTTCTTTCCTACGTATGGTAGGAGCTGAAATGCCCTCTAACTCTGACCTAATCAAATGGGCAGAACAAGGTCGTCTACACGTTAAGTACACAAACTGTACTACAACTGTATTAACAACTGCTGACACTGCTGTGTTTACGGTTAACGATACCTTGATTCCTGCATTTGTTAGTGCTGCGAGTGGTTCAATCGCTATCAGAGTAGGACAAACTGTTATGCTTACAGCAAACGCAGGTGGTTCTAACTACAAAGCAATTGTTACTGCAGTTGACACAGCTTTGAAAACTTTCACAGTAGCATTCTACAATGCTTCAGGTATTACCAACTCTTCTGCAGGTAACATCTACACCGTATTCATTTATGGTTCTGAGTTCAAGAAAGGTACCAACGGACTGATTGGTTCTTTGGAATCAGAAGACGAAATCTTCTCTAACAACCCTATTATCATCAAAGATAAGTATGCGGTTAACGGTTCTGACATGGCTCAAATCGGTTGGGTTGAAGTAACTACTGAGAACGGAGCTACTGGTTACCTTTGGTATTTGAAGTCTGAGCACGAGACTCGTCTACGTTTCGAAGACTATCTTGAGACTGCAATGATTGAAGCAGTTCCTGCTGCGACTGGTTCCGGTGCTAAGACTGCTGGAATGATGGGTTCTGAAGGTATCTTCTACGTTGTTAACAACAGAGGTAACGTATGGGGTGCTGGTACTCCAACTACCCTTCCTGATTGGGATTCTATCGTATCTCGACTTGACAAGCAAGGTGCTATCGAAGAGAACGTGGTTTTCGTTAACCGTGGTCTTAGCTTCGACATCGACAATATGTTGGCTACCTTGAACGGATACAATGGCGTTAACGCTGCTGGTGCTGCATCTTACGGTCTATTTGACAATGATGTTGACATGGCGTTGAACCTTGGATTCACTGGCTTCCGTAGAGGTTATGACTTCTACAAGTCTGACTGGAAGTACTTGAACGACCCAACTATGCGTGGTGGTTTGAACCAAACTGCAGCTACTGCAACTGGTACTATCACAGGTTTGATGGTTCCTGCAGGTTCTACTTCAGTGTATGACCAAATCATGGGTAAGAACGCTAAGCGTCCATTCTTGCACGTACGTTACAGAGCTTCTGAAGCTGAAGACAGACGTTACAAGACTTGGATTACTGGTTCTGCTGGTGGTGCTGCTACTAGCGACCTTGATGCAATGGAGGTCAACTTCCTTTCTGAGCGTTGCGTATGTACCTTGGGTGCAAACAACTTCGTATTGTTCAGATACGGATGATAAATAAATGGAGGGTGTCTTCAGGGACACTCTCCTTTTTTAAATTTTAATCAAATTAAATTCAATAACAAATGGCTAAGGTTATACCTGTAGACAAGGTCTACAAACTGAAAAACGGGAATCCACTTTCCTACACACTAGCATCAAGAAACCACCCTAGATTTCCTCTTATGTGGTTTGATGAAAAGAACAATGTCAATCGCGCTCTTAGATACGCAAGCAATCAGAAGTCTCCATTTGAAGACGAACAAGATGGCAACGCGATTATTGAGCCGATTATTTTTGAAGACGGATTCCTAAGAGTCCCAAAAAATAACCCTGTACTCCAGCAGTTCCTGCACTATCATCCATTAAATGGACTCATATTTACTGAGGTAGACAAGGAGAAAGAGGCGGCCGAAGAAGTCGAAGACTTGAACCTAGAGGTTGAAGCATTGGTTGAGGCACGCCAATTAACTATTGAACAGATTGAAACTCTTACTAGAGTAATGTTTGGCAAGGACCCATCCACGGTGTCTACAGCTGAATTGAAGCGTGACATCTTGGTATTTGCTAAGACTGACCCTAGAGAGTTTTTGAATATATTGAATGACCCTGAATTAAAATACCAAGCAAAAATCAGAATGTTCTTTGAGAACAAGCTATTAATCTTGAGAAACAATGACAAGGAGATTTGGTTTAACACAGGGACCAACAAAAAGAAAATGATGTCAATCCCTTACGGTGAGGACCCTTATGAAATGGCAGGCGGGTTCCTACAGAGTGACGAAGGCATTGACGCATTGAGAATGTTGGAAGCCACATTAGCGTAAATGGTTGTAAATGGTTTGTTAACACTTGAAAATGAGGGCATTTTTTGTGCCCTCTTTTTTTATGTATATTTGTAAAAAGGCGAAAAAATGATAAACTCTGTTAGAAATACGGTGCTATCCGTTTTGAACAAGAACAACTACGGATACATATCTCCGTCAGACTTTAACTTGTTTGCCAAGCAAGCTCAGATGGAAATCTTTGAAGAGTATTTTTCTGAATACAATAAGGCTATTAATAATGAGAATGCTCGAACTTCAGGTACTGATTATGCTGACTTGCGTAAATCAATAGAAGAGGCGGTTGAAACATTTGCCACGACATCTACTCTTACTCAAGTGACTGCTGCTTCAAATAGATTTTATTTACCATCGGTAACAACAACTGGATTTGATTACTTCATGATTAACAAAATACTTTGCTATGACGCTGCTGGCGCTACTAGAGTATTTAAGGGTGAGGCAGAGAAGGTTACTCATGGCAAGATTACAATGCTAGTAAATTCAAACCTTACGGCTCCTACAGAATTGTACCCAGCATATACGCAAGAGGGCAATGTGCTTACGGTTTATCCTGCAACTATCAATTTACCAAATGAGGTTGATGCCAATTACTTTAGGTATCCTAAGGACCCTAAATGGACGTATATTACTTTGGCTAATGGTGAGCCTATATTTAATCAATCTCAACTTGACTACCAAGACTTTGAGGTCCCTCTTGAGGACGAGATAAAACTTGTTTCAAAGATTCTTCAATACGCTGGTATGTCTATT